ACTTGAACTTGAACATGTGAAAAACTATGACACCAGAAAACGTATGGATAAAATCAACGAGATTCTAGGTAAAAAGAATCTAGTCATCGATGAACTTGATTCAGAGATTTTGAGTACATTCATCTATAAAATGATATCCGTAAGTCCAAATGAGATCGTATACTGTATTGCAGGAATCAAGAATTATTCAGACAATGAGTTCAAAGAACGTCGTTTTGAGTTCTTAAAAACTGAACCAATCATTGTGGAAACATATCACGCGCCTGATGGCTTAGCTAAGATGTTATATCGGGTTGTAGTGATATAATTTTTTATCAAATAGATGTTCTCACACTCAAGAAAATATATGCTTAGAGCATAGTTTGATGTTTCCACAATGATTTTGATATGTTTCCACATTGGGCAAAAACAAAAAAAGAAGCATTTAACCCAGTTTTTAAGGGATAAATGCTTCTTGTCTTATTATATGAATGGCTTTGTTAAGCAGTTTTTAAAGAAAGCAATGTGATAGTTTCAACGTGCGTGGAGTTACTCCCATTGCTCGAAAATATGCCAAATATTGTGTATGGGAAACATATTTTTAGCCCATTTATGTTTCCCCATTCCGGACTTTTTTAACGTCGGAAACATATTATGCCGAAAATATTGCCTAAATCAGTCTACGTTGAAAAAAACATATTGCTTGCAAAATGAACCCTGTTTGTATTAAACAAGCATCAATATTTGCTAAAATATGTTTCCCTTTACGTGGTTGTAAACACTTCATAATATCAAAGTACCATATATCAACTTCAATTAGTGTAATTACTCAAATTTATCTTCATTCATTTGCCAAGTTCCATCTTGACTGAGATTCATCATTTTTAAATAATACTCATTTGGTCTCGAAATGTTATAGTTATGTTTTTTACTAATATCATACTCCGAGATTGCAGCTAGATTATATAAACCGACTATATAATCAAGTTGCTTGCTATCATCTATTTTACTGCTGTATATTTTATGCACTAGCTCTGGCTTGTTTATCAATTCATATACAGAATAATTTCGATCTAATCTTGCGATAACACCGTATAAAAAATCACACATCATATATGTGCCTTCAAGATATACCTCTACGACTTGATGTCCATGATATGCTTGAAATGGGTTAACTAGAATAGCGATTCTACTTGGCATATCTAAGCATTGTATAATGGCTGCACCTACTCTAGAAATATCTGTACACCAATCACTACCTCTTTGAATGATTTCTAACTCGGTTCCTCCGAAAATCATTTCTTCAAATGGTGTATTGAATCTTTCAACTATTTCATTTACAAATTCAATTGTTCTATTAATAGATTCAAGATGATTACCACCTTTTAATTTAAGTGCAATTTCATATAGTTCATGGTTACTGATATCTTGTGAAACAGCATTTGGGGCTTTATATAGCAATGATTTTGAGTCTTCATCTAGAAAAATCATGTTCTTCAATATCGCATGATCAACTGACCGTTTATGATGCAAATCATTTCTAAACATATATTCATATGCCTTTCCAAATACTCCATAACCAATATTCTTCTCTGACTTGTTCATGATTTTCATTCCTTAACAAGATTTAGCAACTGCACGTTTTTATAGATAACTTCTTTACCAAATTGTTCAGAAACTATGAAACCTTCTTTTTCAAGAAGTTTTAAATACTTCGTAGCGGTTGCTCTAGATATATCCAAATTTTCTCTGAAGAACTCATTTTTGGTATACATATAAGAAAACAAATGTTCAACGATTTCATATCGATAAATATCTGGCAATCGGTTTTTCATCATGTCTTTTGTTAATTCTATAGATTGGTTAATTCTTAATATGAGATTAATCGTATTTTTAGAAGTTTCAGAAATACCTTTTAAAATATACAAAACAAAATCTTTAATATTTGCTATATCCTCATTACATTTTTTTAGGAGAGTATAGTATTGTTCCTTGTTTTCCATGATGTACTTACTTAAGTATAGGATAGGTTCAGATAACTTTTCCTTTAGTACCAAGTATAGGATATTCAATATCCTACCCGTTCTACCATTACCATCATAAAATGGATGGATACTTTCAAATTGAAAGTGTATTAGAGCCATTTGAATGAGTGGATCGTTTTCATCGTTTTGATTAATGAATAATTCAAGATTGTGCATGAGTTCACGTATCTCTGTTTCATTTTGTGGCGGCGTATGTACAACTTCATTGGTTTTATCGTTTATAATGACTGTTCCGGGCAGTTTTCTTATGCCACCTTTATTCGGTTCGATGACATTTTGGATTTCTACAAGTATATTTGTACTTATAAATCCTTTTTGTCTCATGACTAATAAACCACGATCTATTGCATGTTTATAATTGATAACTTCTTTAGGCTTTCCTCCAATAGGTATTTTTGAAACAATCTCCTTAAATATTTCATCATAGGTCGTAATAATATTCTCTATAGCTGATGAGTCTTTTGACTCACTTAAATTGATTAAACTCAAAATGATTCCAGGATTTGGAAGTATTTTAAGTATACCTTTTAGTTCACCTATATGATGATTTGCAGTATTTAATTCTTTCAATATGTCTACTTCATTTAAATCTATATGAAAAGGAAGTTTATTCACAAAATCACCTCGTGACCAATAAAATATAATTTTTATCCTCGTAATCATATTATCACAGGAAAATAGTCACGTCAAGGCTTCGAGGATATTTTTTTATATATTTTAGTCACGAACCCATTACACACCCGATAAATTGGCAAAAATGTTGTATCGGGTTATAGTAATATATTTTTTTAGAGAATTGATGGTTCTCACACTCAAGAAAATATATGCTTAAAGCATAGTTTGATGTTTCCACATTGATTTCGATATGTTTCCATATTGTGCAAAAAGCAAAAAAAGAAGCATTTAACCCTATTTGAAGGGATCAGATGCTTCTTGTTCTATTTTATGAATGGCTTTGTTAAGTAGTTTTTAAAGAAAGCAATGTGATACTTTCAACGTGCGTGGAGTATATCTGATTGCTCGAAAATATGTCGGTTCGTGTACGTCGGAAACATATTTTTAGCCATTTTATGTTCCCACATTCCAGACTTTTTCCAGTGTGGTAACATATTTTTCCCAATTAAAGGAAATATTTACAAACTAGTCATCCCAATCATCATCATCTTCATCGTCTTCTTGATTGAACCAATTAAACACATTATGAACTGCCTCGTGATACAACGAGAAGGATACTTTATTGGGGTCACTGTTTCTGTTCTTCAGTTTCAAGTATTCTTCTTTTAGTTGCTGCCAATGATTATTAACATCGATCCAGTCTCTCTTTTCATCAACGTTTCGACTCAACTTACGCTCTTCCCAAGTGTATGATGAATCAGCTTTATTGAATCGAACATACTTATAATAATGACTATCTTGATCCTCGGGATAATAGACTACAGTAAAATCACAACCATGCACGATTCTACTGTTTTTTTGGTCGACAACTTTGATGGAAAGTGCTGATGTTTTATTATTAGGATCGTTATATGGTGATCCTTTTATTGCTTCCTTCAAAGCATTCAGTATAGTGACTCTTGCAAATTCTGGCTTCCAAATTTTCCCTTCTCCTGAACCATTCAAAATTAGGTTGTAATCGAAATCGTATCCTTGATTACCCCCTTTAATTCTAGTGATTAAGTGTCTACCACCACTTCCAATAAGTTGATATTGGAATGTAAACTCATCTCTAACTAAATCTTGAACTCTATGAATGATTTCCTCTAGTATTATCCTAACCGGTTGATACTCGTCCTTTTCAACAAATTCATACATAAGTTTAATACCTCTTACCTCTCCGTTCATCTAGCTAACGCTAAATCGTAATAGAATATCACCGACGATAATATTTGTCAATAGCACAATTTAGATTTTTATCTTTTTAGTATTCTTGTGGCATCTGATAAATCGACATGTCTAGCCTTTTCGGTTTCGAATCGTGATTGTAGCCTTGATAAAACATCTATTTTAAACTCATCAAAACTTGTGAATTCTATTCCTGATAAAATGGATTTGATTACTGCCATTTCCCTCATCGATATAACAATTTTTGTATTTCTTTGGTTTATATGAATAAAGATTTTTCTCAATGAAATCTTCACCCACTGATAATCTTCCTGCATCAATTTAATTAAATCACGATCACTATGAATAGGAAGAACACGATTGACTAAGTTGCCAACAATACTTGCTATATTATCGCTTAGTTGTATCTGCAACGAATTGTTACTCGATATGAATTCAATATTCTTGTAATCCCAGTTCACATTGATATAATCTTGGACAGTTTCAATCTTATCATGATGTATCCTTATATGATTGATTGTAAGTTGGGGATTATTGTTCTTAAGAACTAGTATCGTTTCACCTAGGGAAGTTAGATTGACAATGTTGTTTCTGTCTTTACCTTTGATCCAGTCGTTCGAAACATTATCTTCTTTAAGTTCAATTATGTAGTTTTCAACAGAATCCCGAATACCTAGTATTGCACTTTTCCACTGTAATACTAGATATGATTCGAATGGAGAATTGATACATTCAGTGTAATTATAATTGATAACATACTTAACGAATTCATCAATAGATACAACGTCATTACTCTTTGTTACTGAAACATATTTACCCAAAAAGTTATCATTAAGTTTAATTAGTAATTCGCAAAAATGAACGTATAAATCATAGAGATCGCCACCGTAATCACAAACTCGATATATTAACTAGTTTATCATCTGAGTTACTAAAAAAACTTTTTGTCATACACAGTTATGTAAAGATTATCTCCGTGACAAAAAAATTTAATAAATTCGTCTCGAATTTCTGTATTGTCTTTTCTTAATAAATCATTGCCCTTCATTTCGAAAGAATTTGGGTTTTTCGTCTGCAATCTAGAATGCCAAATCTTTTTAAATTCTTGATATAACTCTGTTGTCTTTGGGCTATCAATATACCCAACCAGCACGAAATAACGCTGATCTCCATAGTTAAGTGTGCTTCCATTAAAGCTAATCTCACCTGTATTACGAGATTCATCGAAATAGATGTCCATGTTCTTTGCCCTACTTAATAATTGATTGAAAATATATCGTTGACAAAATATCTTCCATTCATCTATATAATGCTTTAGTACCAAATGAAGATGCAAATTGATTTACTGTAAATTTAAAAAATGCATAGAGAATTCCTACTAATAAAAACAATGACATCATAAATTGAAATCTTTCAGATGATATAGTATTGTTTTCAGTAAAAGAAAAAGCAGCAATTGAAATAATAATAGCAACTAAACTTAGAAAAACACCAGAAACGATTATGTTTCGTGGAAGCAGTGTTTGATAGTGATTAATTGCTTCTAATACCTTAGGACGTGTATTAATGCTATTTTTCTTACATATTTCTGCGAGCATTTTTGCATCTCGAGATTTTCGTTCATCAATATAAGATTGTACGTTGTTTTTTACTTCAAAATATTTTGCTTCATGGTTACTAAATTTTCTCACAATGAAAAAATGTAAGTGTACTGCGAAGGTACGATTAAAATAGCTAGTCCATAGCTATACCATATACTACCTAAAATTGCTGATATAAATATGGATAGTACAGTATAACTCACTGATAAAATTAAAATAAAGTTCAAATCTCTCTTGTACCATGAGTTTTTCTTGAACTCATTTTCAATTCTATAGTACATAATCTTACCCCCTAAAATAGTTATGCAAATATCATTGCTTCAATGATTTTAGGAATAATCGTTCTTACTCCAAAGAATTCATAAATCTTGTGATGAGTAAATCTAATTGCATCAATCTCTATAGTTTGATTTAAATACTCTGCATCATCACTTTCATTATTTTTGCCACTAGGTTTACAGTAATTAGTGAATTCCTGATGCCAAATATCCAATGTCTCAGGTGATTCATACATCTTATTCTTTATGCAATAACCTTGATAGGCATGCCTTGTTTCGTGAAAAGCTGTCACAATCACTTCAATCCAAGGTGATTTAGCAACCCAATCTTCATTAAAGACTATTTCATCTGATTCAAATAAATACATCCCTATTGTTTCTTTACTGGATATCTCTGAAGGTTCAAGAAAACTTGTGTGTGGTACTGGTATGTTTAAAATCTTAGCCACTATCTTAACGCCATTGATTGCTACTTCAAAATTATTCATGTCAACCTCGAAATTTGTATAGTTTAATTATAACATCACACTTAATAGAATATAAATTAAAAATGACCATACCCGATGAAAATAAGGTATGGTCAAATGCTCATTAATATTTTTTCTATTTTTGTATTGGAAGTTCTAGTATTCTAGTATAAAATTTCCACTACTAGTAAACTCAGATATGGGGTTATCAATTAAAAATTGAATACATATTATAACTTTACTTCTACAAAGCTATTAAGTGGAATTGCTTTATATAATGTAAGATGACATATCACAACACAATTGTTTTGTAAAAATAGGATATTTCACCAGATGGACCACAGATAAGTTCATAATTTAACTCCCAGTTATCATAAACAATTGAAATGTTTAAACACTCTAGCACACACCAATCGTGAAAAAGAATAACAAGATCACCATTATCGTTTATAGTTATTTTTTTAATTTTCTTTAATTTTATTAACTCTATCAAATTATTATTGATAAATCTTTTATCCATTGAACACGACACTAAGGTTTTATCACAGAATAGACGAAACTCATAGTACAACAAGTATTTCTTTTGACCGCTCTTCAATTCTAATTCAATTACATTGTTTGACTGGCCAATTACTACTGAGTCTTCATAATTCTGTAAATATATTTCGATCGAACTGTTTTCTACATTCATTGTTCTCCACCTCTCTTATGAAATGCTTGCTATAAGCGCTTTTACTGCTTCAACTATATCATCAACTAGATCAATGTGGCTCATGGACGGGTCATTGGTTAAACCACCGTATACTCCAAAAGGACCTTTGTCCGATAAACTTAATCTGAAATATGCATCCGGATGACTTTTAGACCCTGAATTCATGATGCGAAGAACATAGTTATTAGCATTATAGGTGAAATTATGAACCAGTCCTTTCCCATTTTTTGCTATTTTTACAATTGAGTTAAAATAGGATTGTATTTTAGTAGAGGCTATTATTACTTGATCATCAATTCCGTCTAGCTCATTTGTACAGTCTCCATCTTGACATATCAATTTCACTGTAGTTCCAATAGTACCACTACCTGTTACTGCTGATGTTCCTACTGCAGCTGATGATGCTGTAAAAGCAGCCTGTGCTAAGTAACCTGCCCCTGCACCAATCAATGCGCCACCTGCAGCTCCAATTGCAACATAGCGCCAGTCAACTTCACCTGTTTTGTTATAGGATATAATCGCTCCAGCAATTCCTCCTGCAATTGCACCTATAATAGCACCTGGAATTGCCCAAGCAAATTTACCATCGTTATCGACGAAAATCACAGGATTATTTAATGCGTATGCATAAGTGTTATTCGAGAGTAAATGTCCGTCTTGCCCAAATAGACCATCAGCACTTATGAATCTCCCTATTGAAGGATCATAATATCTAGACTGCAAGTAATACCATCCAGTCTCGATATCGTATCTATATCCTCGATAAAGATATGGGTTGATATCAGCTAATGATCCACCAGACTTATAAATAATGTTTCCCCAAGCATCGTAATTGTATTTTACTACAGAATTGCCATTGATATCAACTAATTCTATGATATCTCCTTGCATATTCGTGATATAGAAGTATTCATTGCCATTGTAGTTCATACTAAGTAGTGTACCATCCACATCATAAGTGAAATATAACGTGATACCATTACTTCTACTTTCAACCAGTACTTTGTCTCCATCTAAGATGAAATTGATTGTGGTAGTACCACTTGGCGTAACTTGTATTTTTTGAGTTCTAATCCCTTGGTCATTATATTTAAAGGATAAAGAATTTGAATAAGCTAAATATTCTACTAACTGTCTGCCTTCCCACTCATAACTCTTGTTAGCATATGAAGTTCTCGAATCAACAAGATTTGTTACATTCCCACTTGAATCATATGTGAATGTTTGGAAGTAACTCAGAGATCCACTGACATAATACTCAATCTTTGTGAGTTGGTCTTTCCATGCGTCAGATGTGGTAGGATAAAACATCTTCTTTTCATTTTGGGCTGTTCCTGTTGTTACTTGATAGGCAAATGTCTTGATGGACGTGATGTTATTTTGCAAATCATAGCTGTACACCAATGTTTTTGATAATCGTCCGATAAGATAAATGTCTTCTCTAATCAACTGATTAAAGCCATCATAATAATAATCATATTGTTCAATTGTGGTTCCGGATGCTTTGACAGCAATTCTTGTAATATTGTGATTTGCATCATAGGTATATTGATGCAATTGTAGTGTTATACCATTTTTTTGATAAGTGATTTGATATATACGATTGGTTGCATTTCCCATTGATGAATCCACTTTCGCATCATCATAATTGAATATCTTCTTAAATGTGTTTGTTCCAATAATCAAATCAATACTATTTAGTCTTCTCAGTGAATCTGTATCGTAATTGAAATCCTTTTTGATTGTAGTACCGCTCACAGTATATAGGGAATAATCATATATACCTGTTGTAAGATTATAATAATAAGTAATTCCTCTTGAGATACCTGAGATGTTGTAATAGTAACGATCAATATTTCCGCTCTCATCATATTGATAAGTGATTTCGTTACCATCTTTATCCGTTATAATTTCTAATCTGCCTGCCAAATCATATGAATAAAAATAGATGTTGTCATTGTGAATATCTTTGAAAATGGATAAATTACCAGATGAATCATAGGTATATTCATATCTGATTGTCCCATTAAAACTTATGGATTCGACCTGGTTTTCATCTGTATAGATAAATCCAATATAGTCTGTATTTCCATATGTTTGGGTTTTCAGCATTCCTGTGTGATAGACACCTGATTCATCTAGCCAATACTCATAAGACATCACTGTTACATCCGCAATCTTCACACCAACGATTTGATTTAAACCGTTTAAGTCGTATACAAATTCATAAGAGTAACCATTACGATTTATCTTCAAAATTCTACCATATGAATCGTATTCATAACTTCCAGTGAGAACATCCAAGGAAGTGCTACTATCTATGGTTGTACTGATTAAATTGCCGTAAGCATCATAAGTAAAAGTTTGGATATTACCAATTGCATCCACCATTTCTGTGATTGTTCCAATGGTCTTATCAATGACTGATGAGGTCGTATTTCCAAACTCATCAGTTTCCGAGTTAATGTACTGTCCATCACTAGTGTGAGAGGTTGATGTTTTAAACCACTTATCTTGAGTTCCAGCATTTTTATCATAACCCACATAAGTTTCTGTTAACTGCTTGGTTATAGAGTCATATACAAAAGTGGTTTTAACGTTGTTTTTGGAAACTTCTTCGATTTGATATGTTGAATTCCTATCAAATTCAACTACTTTGTTATCTTGCGTCATCGTTATGATATTATTCTCATTATCATAACCAAGCTCTGTTGTTGTACCATCAGGTTTAGCCACAGTGGTAAGGTTTCCTGTGCTTGTGTCATACTCATATTTAGTACTTAAATCATCATGATAAAGTTGTATATTGTCAAAATATGCAGTTCCTTCACCGTTGTATCTAGCATATATTTTAATATTGACAGCGAACTGGGGAACAAAAAATGCATGCATTTGATATTGCCAATCCTCTATTGCTGGATTAAATGGCATATATTGATACATGGTATATGGTGTGCTTGGATCACCAAATTGAGATGGGACACAATAAATTTCGATGACATATCCAAAAAATCTACCATCAGACTGTTCCCAACCATTCACATAACCTTTATTGGGAACTGCAGTCGCCTTAGCCCATCCTCCAACAATATAGTTTTCACCTCGAGTATAGAGTCCATCGATTGTTTGATAGGCTTGTTTAGTCGTTCCTCCATCACCTTCTATTTTCAGAGCCTTGCTTCCTAAAATATCCTGCATAATACCCGTTTCAGTAATATCTACAACTGATGCGGAAGTTGCTGTCCAATTCGATATTCCGGACTCAAATGAATTATTAGCAATCGGATTATATCTAGCGTCTACAAATCCTTCACTAATTTGAATATTATCAAAATAAGCATCAGAATTATTACTATCATTTATAAGTTTTACATTCACTGTATTTGGATACGCTACATAAAAATCAAGTTCATACAAAGTCCATTCATCTTTCTCATAGACCTTATTTAGCGTACCTTTACCTTGAACATTCTCGACATCGATATATGCTCCTGGTGCAGCACCATTGTTCTTAACCCAACCCTGGATCTTATAGTTCCCTTGAGTTAAGTAAACTTGCTGGTTGGCATAAACACTTGAAGTTAATCTAGAAATCTTTAATGATTTATCCCCTAATACGGACTCATCATATGAGAAAACGATATTACCTGTCCCTTTATTCAGCGTCCAGCCATAACTACTTTCTTCAAATCCATGGTTTAGTAATGGATTTTGTTGTTGCTTAATGATATCAGAACTTTCCATTAATTTATGATTGTTCAAGTAGTTTGGAACTAGATTAGTTAAATCATATCCGTTGACCCAGTCCCATAAATCGTCTATATTTGTAAATAGACCGCTATATCTATAATATGTGCTATTTCCAAAATCATCCATTATATTGACTGTATGTCCATAATGATCAAAGGAATAATATATACTATTTCCTTCATAATCAGTATAAGTTGTCTTGGATGGACTATAAACAATACTTGTAAGACCTAAGTTTAAACCATCATCTGTCGTTGAAATTGAGTTTACTCTATTCTTTGTATCAAAATTGTATTGAACTTTGAAATTGTCTTTTTCATTATATGCATTTATAAATCGATTACTACTATCGAAATAGTAGTGGAGTCGGTTATTTGCATCTGTTGTCCATCCTGTATTTGATCCATTACCATATCTAAAATCATAATCGATAAAGTCGATATTATTATACATATCGTAGAAATAATCACGTCTCTCAACTTGTCGATAACTACCATCATTTTGTTTCAGTTCAAGTGTTGTTTGACTGAGTAAAGATGTCCCATATGTAAATTCAATCTTGTTGTCAGCTTCATCTGTGACATAATCAATTTTTAATGAGGTAGTGTCAATATATGCAATTACTAATGAATGGTTTGTTTTTGTATTTCTGATGGATGATAATCTTCCTAACCCGTTGAAATTGTACTCGAGTCCAGAATTTGTTACTTTCATACTCTGATTCTGCCCAAGATAAGTCATTCTTTCTAATACCATACTTGAACCATCTTCTGATATAGACTTGCAGCTTTGTACTCCTGAGTAGACTGTCGTACATACATTATTCATGAAATATATCTTATTCCCATCAGGTTTATGCATGTAATATAGACTTGATGTTGAATCGTATTTGATTTCAACTGTAAAATTCGTTCGCCAACCATCCCCGTAACCGATATCAACACTTCTGCTATAGTTGTTGTGAAAAAAAGATAAAGCTAATGATAAATAATCATTTTGCAGTTGATACTCATTTCTAACCCAGGTCAAATTGCCTGTATAATCACTAATGTATCCAGTACCGACCATACCTGCATTTTGCGATGTGTATGTCCAATAGTCTTTAAGTCCAGATGGTTCTTCATAACCTATCTTAACTACAGGTCTATATGAGGCAGTAGTTGCTCCATTTTGATATACAGCGTTTACTGAACCAGATTCATCATCGTGTGCAATGGTAAATCCATCGATTCTTGATTTTCCTTCTGCCTGCCACTCTTTGATTGGCTTGGTAATATCGTATATGAACGGACTTCCACTTTTAACAATGTGATAGTCAACTACTGTTTCATCATAACTCTGTTCTACATGCCAACTATCCCAAGTAACGCTACTACTAATAAAGCTTTTCGTGTTTTTATAAATGTTTAGTTGCGCATTTGTAGATGAGATATAAGGTGTAAATGATAAATGTGCATAGGTAATCACTTGATTCATGATTGCGCTTGGAATTGTGAAGTATATTAAGCCTTTGTATTGTTCAGTCCAATATGTATTACTCAAATACATGTATTGAGAGTTCGCATAATTAGTAGTTGGGTTCGCTTGTGATATATAAGTATCCCAAATGCTCATACTGGTGGTTGTACTGACCAATGTGGGATCTATCATCACGGGAAAACTTGCTTCACTCAACCAACCATCATTTGGAAGTATTGTAATAATGTATGTATCTTTTTTCGTTTCTGTAATTTCATATTGGACATCATGAGATAAATTATTATTACTGTCAACCATAAACAGATCGTCAAACTTGAAGACTGATTCATTTGCTTGGTTGACAAAAATGATACCCTCATCAGTCTCAACGAGTTTCAAGTTTTTTAAAGTATATTCAAAAGACATCGAAAATCCTTCAGAATATTCGTTTAGTATGATGTACTCCTTGACATCTGATCCTTGTAGGACATACTGTAGATCAACTTTATTTCTTACGTTCTTATAGATTACAGATTGGTTAATACCTGTTAACTCTGATGATAGTGATTGTTTCTTTTCGGCATTGCTGTACTCAGCACTACTACTCGATATATCTAATACTTTCCAATCAACTGAGTAATCTTTTGATTTGATAGCAATTGTCTTGTTCTCACTCAAGTTTTTTGGAAAAGTTGTTTTAAAGCTATTGTTTTTGTTTTCCAGATAATTACCATAATCATTCAAACTATTATCAATATCTTTCCATTTACCATCTTCATAATAGTGGACTTCATTATCATAGATTGCTACTTCATAAGTTCCATCAAGTTTTCTGTAATGCTTTTCATTTACAGTCCTTCTTGATTCATCTTCATCCACAATAGGAACTAGTGAAATGTCAAGTTCATCGCTTTGATACTCTGTCGATTTTTCAACAGTCACGTCATTCTGTACTGTTTCAATTGCTGCTTCTAATCTCTGGCTTGGAAACAAACTAACTACCTGACCCAGTAATGCTAAAAAAACAAGAAACTTCTTGCTTGCATCGATAAGTCTGACTAAAATTAAAACTTGCTTGTCATTCAATGCTTTCTTTTTGAACATGTTCAACTCTCCCCAATTGTATTTTCACTACTCGATAATATCATTTTATCATCATAATGTTTATATAAACAGGGCGTATATGTCCTATTATGCAGGTTATTAGTTTACTTTTTATTATTTTTTAATATTTTAAACACAAATAGCAATAGCTCATATATTATCCACTATTAGGAAGCCTTATCAATTTAAACGCATAAATCATCACAATAATCTAAAATGATCATACCCGATTGAAAAATAAGGTATGGTCAATTACTATTTTTTAAGTTGTTCTTGAATGATTTTCTCAGCTGCAGATAAAGTCGCTCTTCCCTGCATCTTGTTACTGAAGGAAATGTAGTCATCAATGATTGCTTCAATCTTGGATTGATTGGTCTCTACAAACGTTACAGCTTTCTCGGTTGAACCCGTGAGATTGCTTACCCACTCGCTTAATCTAGATACGACAGCGAGCTTTTTGTCATCTCCGACAAGATAGGCTTCACCCTTTTCTTTTGCAAGCCTATTCTTTTCTTCAACAATCATGATGAACTCTTTGATGGTTTTCTGAACACTTTCATCAAAGACGATATCCTTAGCTTTGCTTACTAAGTCAGACACATTTTCTGCAGTGTTTTTGAGATCTTGCTTCACCTCTTTGATCACATCATTTAAGGATTGATCTTTTCCCAGTTTAGATGTCACATATAGTGCCAACAATAAAAGGGATGTAATGAGCAGAATGATTTCAAGCGTTGTCATTTTCTTTGCCTCCTAAGCGTTTATAAATATTGACTTGCGAATCTTCAAGTCTGGATACACGATGTTCCAGAACATTGACATCTTTCTTTAAAGATTTGATATCTTGTGCATGCATTTCTAATAGATTAAGCATTTTGATGTTTTGCTTCTCAATGGTTTGAAGATTGACAAGAATCTCATCGTTATTTGTTTTGTTTTTCTGTTCTTGACGATTGAACTGTTTGATTGTTGTCATAATCACAACCACCATTGTCACAATCCAATACACCAAATTTTCCATTCTAAATAGACTGAGTAAGTTATCCCAGTTCATTGCTAATCACCCTATCTTTGTAGTTTTCTATGTAAGCTAGTGCTTCCCTTAATAAAGGCATGTATTCTAAACCCTTACTTGTATTCCAGTTCTTTTTATAGTCAATCATGCGTGTGTACCATGGTTCATGAACAACATGCCTATAATTTCCCGATTCATCAATATGATCCAAAATGCCTCGAACTCTAAAAATGTGATAATGGGATTTCTGCGGTTCTGGATAGTCAATTCGCATTTTATAATGTTCTACAAAACTGTCCAGAAACAGTCCGAGTTTACTGGTTAAATCAATATTCTTGTAGGCTTCATACTCATCTCGATAGTTTTCATCCAAGTAAATCAGATTATCTTTTTCCGATAAAACCTCATCGATATAAGCACGATCATATAGAGGAACTGTTGGATCTAGATTTTGTTTTTTGAGATAGATATCTTTTCCATACGCAAACACATCTAATGTTCCTAAACTTAAATGCACATTCCCTTTGAATCCATCTAGTACTACAGTCACATCATCATCGCTATTCTCGTCGTTTAATCCAAAGGCTAAGGAACCACAGTAATAGATGAACATCACGGTGGTATTTGGGAATATTCCTTGAACGATTTCTAGGATACTTTCGTTAGATTGGATTTTCTGTTTCACTTGGAGCATTGACTTGTGGTTCAACCACTTCAAAATCATCGATGGAATCGTCAAACCCGACCACGTTTTCTTTTAGCCATAGATAACCTTGTTCGATGGGATTGGTATTTTGAAATTGAGTAAAATCTGATGTCGGAATCTCTATATCAATTTCTTCTAGTGGTGCACTTTGGTTAGCTCGTGCTTCTTTTGATAGATACGAAGCGACACAGATAACAGCTTTCTTAACGACATAGTTGATGTTAAATGCGGTAATTCGGTGATAGGATAGAGAGATGCCAAATTTTGATTGCATATCTTTAATAATTGCCATGATATACCTACTTTCTTGCTGTGCGATAAATCGTCACAGAGATTAAATCTGGTGAGCCAAGATTGAGTCCTGGATTGATATAAAGATTACCAATTGCGCCATTGATTGTATGTGTAAAGTCGACCATTGTAAGGGTTGCATTTCCTTGGCCAGTTACTGAAGTGATTGCTTTTCCGTATGCTAGCCATTGTTGTGTGTCATTTAGTGAGAGTGCAAATGTAGGTGATAACTCGAAATCAATCACCTTTGAAATACCGCTTGTTAGCGTAACGCCAGAGGAATGAACATCAGGAATGGTAAAGGATGAAGTGTTTCTTGCAGATGTCTTTGTGATTGTTGTTGCCACATCGTTTGAGTAGATGGCAACATAGGATCCGATGAGATTGGATAAACCCGAAGTACGGTAATATATAAGTGTCGATGATGAATCAACCGATGTACCTTGAGTCGTTGCGACCACATGAACCTTATAGATGTACGTTGGATCAAACACCAATGAAGCACTGCACGTATACGCAATGCCTTCATAAGCATAGACCAATTCAAGCTCACCACCCACCTTCACAACAGACGTTGAATTTCGGGCGTAGAGCGCGTTATTTGAGTAATCAAAGGCTAATTCCCCAACATAGGAAAGGTTCGCTGTCGAGGGCTTTGTGGTGCCACGTTTCACCCGAAGAATTGCCATTAGTATGTTCCACCATCAATGATGGATGAAGGTTGTAAAACTTTAGTGGTGTCTATACCTATTTGGTATTTCACAACACTTGGTGTGTAGTTCGAATCAACCACTTGATACACCTTAATCGCATCAGCAATAACTGCCGAATCAAAACCTGCAAGCGTTCCTAATGATTCAGAACCAGTACCATCAAATATTCGCGTGTTGAGCACGTTTGCGAGAATATTCTTTTGAGTGGTTGTCAAGTGTACGTCAGCAGCAATGTGGGCATTATAGGTAGTGGTTGATACACCACCAAGTCCTGCAAGTGTGATCGTCACTGCTCCAGTTGAACCGTTGACACTTGTTACTGAGTCAGTGGGAGTTAATAGCTCTTGCCAGTTTGCTAATGTTGCATACCCCGCAGTTTTTAGAATAAAGGATTTATTGATGTCCGTTCTGACAGCAACATCCCCTTCTTGAGCATTGGATAAAGCTAGCATCGCAGCTTGGCTTGCTACGACCCAAGTGTTCGTAATCGCTACTTTTGGAATCACTGAGTCCGAGAGTTTTCCATCGGCATCCAGAATCGGAATATTTCCGTTTCCAGTTCCGGTGTTTTTAGTTGAAGCCGTGCCTAACCCAAGTGCTGTGATTTTGGTATCGATTTGTGTATCGACTTTTGCGACACCTGGAATCTTTAAATAATCTGCTTCTGCTAAAGGTACACTCACACTTGCTGTTTTATCAGCCTTTGCAATGTATAAATGCTCACCACTAAAATCGACTAGTGGTTCACCAGCTTTAACCGTTCCTGTTGTTCCAACGAGCGGACCAGTACCTGCTGTGGTTCTGCGTTTAATTTGAATTGTTGCCATAGTATTTCCTCCTTATTTTTTGAGATATGCTTGAGTCACGCGATGAGAGGTGTTTCCTAAAGATAATGTGACAAGTCCACTTGCATAAGATATGCTGAGTGAATAATCTGCACCACCATATCGATAGCTGAGTGAAGAGTTGGAACCCACGACGATAAACAGCTGATTGGTTGGTAAGCTCACAATGGTTGTGTTTTCAATCACAACATAGAGAATGCTTTCCATTAAAATTGCAGAATTGACATCACCAAAGCGGTAAACACCGTTACTAATCTTGGTTAATCCAAGTTTTTGTGGATAGTAGAAATCCTTCAACTTTGATTCAAGTTCCTCTACTCTTATCCGATCCGATGTGATGATCTGTCGCTCGAACTCGTTTATTAGGCTAACTGAAGTAGTTGTTTTTGAATAAGCTGCTAGAGCGTACTCATATAACCCATCTGTATTTTGAAGATTGGTTTGTGTAAGCACAGGATAAGTACCAACTGCTTCTTTGATATAAATACTTACCGTATTGGACTGAGTATCAACGCCTAAAACTACATACCCATACTTACTTGAATCTGGTGTTACAGATATTGTTGTTTGATTTTCGATATAGATAATTCGTCCATAAACTACAACATAGCCATCCAAAAATGTAATCGTGTTGTTAGCTAAGGTATAACTGCACTGCGATTTCACGTATTTCAAAATACCTACATCACTTGAAAATAAAAAATGATACAAATCCGCATCAATTTTTGATGTGACGTTTGCACCATCAAAGGTTACTTTTTGAATTCCCATTTAGAATTCACCTCCATCGAGATCTGTGATCCCTGTCGTTTGTATTGAAACATGACCTGTAGCTGAACTCACACTCTTATTCAATAGCTGAATCTTCTCGGTCAACTTGATGCGATATTCACCAAGCGTCATGGTTGCTTGATGAAATCCATTGTTAAATTTGATACTGGTGACCACCGAATCATAGATTTGATCATTGTTCATGAACTCGATGAAGTCACCCAGTTCGATGTTTTTCATCGGTTGTATGACATCATTATCGGTTCTAATCGTAAATGTGATATTATGGTCTAGTTTCGATGTGATCATCTCTGATCTGGCTTTAGTCAGTAGAGATGGATAATCACTATCCGTATAGAAGGATGCTTTTGGTTTTACACTCTGATACCGATTCTGATGGTTGATATCCTGAGTTAACTCACCATTTCTTAATAAAAAATACTCGATGGTTGATTTAAATAAGACATTTTCACTCTTTGGATAATAGGTGAGTTTATTCACCATTTGACTGGAACTATCATTGACAACCAAATCCTGAATGGCTTGATAATTGTTCTTGAGTTTGATTCCCCTTTGAACCTCACTGATTCGAAAGATGATCCCAGTCACCCTTCCTCTTAAATACACTGCTTCAGAGGTTAGTCTTAAACCATACGATTTTGTAATAAGTTCCATGAGTGATGCCAATGACATAATCTTATCTGCTTCGAAGGAGAGTTCTCCTTGAACACTAGCATCACGCTGTATGGAGAGGTAACTCAAGTTCTGTAATGCGTCATCGCTTTCCTTAAAATGACTTAATAGAATATTTTCAAGGTACAATCCCAAGTCACCCATAAAACTTTGAACTGGAATGTCGATTGAAAACATTTCTTTAAAATCAAGCACATGAATTGATGTTCGGTGTTTGTCTGCTACTTCTAATCGTTCAACAATACCAATGTAGTGAATCGGTGCGTCCTTTAGGATGACAATATCTCCAATAGATGCATTGAGCTTTGTTTTATTTACTATGAAGGTTGATTTTTGAATGATGACTAGATCAAGTATGATTTCAAAATCCTTATCAACATACCCATAGTCTTTATAGGCAAGGTTTAGTCTATCGAGGAATACAAGTTGCATAACTATACCCCCAGATACCCTTCAAGTAATGTGATGCGACACGTGGTAGGACTTGCGACTCCTGGTTTGAATTCCACTTCGTACTCTCCTGGTTCAACAAAGAGAAAATTGTCGCAAGTAAAATCCTGTGAACCATAGATGGATAGGATCTCACCGTTATCAATTTGACGTATGTATTGCTTATTCGGGATAGCCGAGATGTGTATTTCCCCGTTTAATTGCGTGTGGTAAAGTCTAAGCATCGTAATTACAGTACTGTTTTTTCTGATAATAATCTCTGGGTCACTTACCGCACCCATGATTTCAATTAAAAGAGGTGCCTTTTGGACACCCCTGTTGATGATTTGAATTTTGCCTTCAAAGAAAGCTGAATACCTATAAGGATAACTGTATGCATATCGTTTTCCAACTGTATCTTCATTAACATTAACTGTATAGAGTTGATTCTTTAACCATAAGGATAACTTCTGAAAGATAATCTGGCTTTGTAATGCTCCAGCTGCAAGCTCCTGTTTTGAAATCGATTTGATATCTACAAAGCAAAAAGCGGAATCATCCACTTCATAATGCAGTTTTAGCTCTTTTTCTCCAAGTTTGAGATAGTTCATGAATTCAGTATAACCTGGATATCCTTTGAGAAATGTTAGGGTAGCTTGAATCTCACTGAGTCCTTGAGTCTGATCTACACGATCATAAAATGTTTCATACTTAAGGTAAGTCATTTCTTGTGAAAACCCAAGTCCACTAATCGCATGAATTAAACAACCGCTGCGGTAATCAAAATAGAATTTATTACCAGATGGATTTTCAAGATAGATTTTTCGAATCATATCACACTACCTCCAAGAGCCCTGTTGATGGAATCGATATCGAAGGTTGGTGATGTGGTATTGATGGTGATATTATTTGTATGCGTATTCGAACGATTCACGTTACTTGTTGAGCTTACACTCTGGGTTTGCTTTAAATTAAACTTATCACCAAACCAACCACCTATCTTTCCGAAGAATCCACCAACTTTATCTGCAGCATTCCCGACAAAATCACCCACACCTTTTGCCATGTTTGATGCGAACTCACCAATGTTTCCCGTAATGCTTCCAACCATATCGCCAAAGTTACCTGCGATATCACCCATCTTTGAACCTAAGTCGCCAATCCACTCGAATATTTGAGTTAAAAATTCGACAATCTTTTGAACCACTGCCATGACAGGTTCTAGTACTTTTTGAAGTACTTTGATAGCCGGAACTAAAATGGCTTGGAGTACTTTCCCAATAATCTCAATCAGTGGTGCAACCATCTCTAACAATTCTGCAATGAACTCGATTTGAGTCATCAGTGGCACCAATAATACTTCAATAATGGGAACTAACATTTCAACAAGCATGATGATTAAATCTATCAAGACATCAAGAATCGGTGTTAGTGCAGTCATTAGACTATCCACGATCGTCATGATCGGTGGCAACAACAGCATTAAGGTTTCACCAAGTCTAGCTAGTAATGCTCGAAACTCTTCGCTTTGAAATAATGCCATAGCAATAATCGCTATGAGTGCACCAATACCAAGTGTAGCAAAGTTAAGTCCAGCACCAGCAAATAAACCTGAAGTTCCAACTGCCTTTAATGCGGTCGAGACTATATTTAAAATAGGTCCTACTTTTCCGATGATGGAAAGTACTGGACCTATCGCTGTTATCACCGCACCAAGTGCGAGGATGATTTGTTTTGTTCCTGTATCAAGATTACTCCATTTCTCAGTCCAGCTTTTAATCGTTGGAATGATTTCATCTCTAACCTTTTGAAGCATGGCTTGCATGATGGGTAACACTTGAACAGAGATATCCATCGCAAGACTACCGAGTGCTTGTTTGGTTTGATCGACTGTATCGTTAAACTCCCCAGATATTGCAGCTTGTTCATTGGTTATAATGCCAAGTTCTCTGACCTCTTGTCTTAGTGAGATAACTGCAGATTCTTCTTGCGATAACATAGGGAGAATTTCAGTACCAATCTTGTCACCAAAAAACTCATTCGCTATACCCACTCTTAGGGCTTCATCTTCTACGCCAGCTAATGCGTCACGTATCAAATTAAATGCTTGATCTGCATTAAGCCCTTTGAGATCCTCAACAGTTAGTCCAATTTGTGCAAGACTCTCCGATACCTTATCACCATTACCAGTTGCGATATCGCCAAGAATCCCATTGACCTTAATAAAAGCCTTGTTTAGGCTTTCTGTCGAACTTCCTGATATCTTAGCAACGTAGTTCCACTCTTGTAAACTCTCTGCGCTAAGCCCAAGTTTAGCGGCTGTATCGGCAATTTCATCGGCTGTGCTTGCAGTCTTTACAGCAAGTGCGCCAATTGCAGAAATCGCGCCTAGAACTGGTACAGTTACTGACTTTGTGAGTGTTGAACCAAGCTTACCTATTTTTTCGAAGTTCGCATTGGATAAGTCGGTGATTTTACCTCGCGTATTTTGAAGTTCTTTATTGAGTTTAGCTACTTCTGCTTCTGTATAGGAAACATTACGAGCGAGTTTATTAAACTCAGTCTCACTCATTTCACCAAGTTTGACTGCCTGTTTTGCTTTATCGAGTTCTTGGTTTTGAGTTTCTAGCTTCTTTTTAGTTGTTTGAAGGATGTCATTGAGCTTAGATTGTTTTTGTTTCCAGAGTTCAACATTGGAGCTATCGTATTTGAGGTTTGCATTAATGGCTTTTAGATCCTTTTGTTGTTCTTTAAGATCTGATTGAATTTCTTTAAGTTCATTCTCTAAATCTCTACCATCAAGGCTTAGCTTAATATTTAACCCTTTGACTGTTTCTGCCATCTCTTCTCACCTCCTTAACTTAAATTAAAAAGCACACCATTTTTTGATGTGCCAAATAAATGTATACAATCACAAAACTCTAGTTTCATTGATTGTCATCTGGAATTTTATCTAGTATTTCATTCTTCGCTGTTTCTAGTAATACTTCAATGTCATCGGTTTGATGAATCAAGTCTTCTTGAATATCAGTTACTGCTAATGTAACTTTGTCTGCAATCTCATCAATAATTCCGTTCATGACTGATGAGTTATATAGTTGAGGATCATATAATTTATGAAACCAATTTACTGATGATAATGTCTTTTTAGCATACTTTTTAACTAGTCTAGAATATGATTCGACTATTTGATTCAACTCTTCAATCTTGGAAAAAATTTCAAGTTCTTTTTCCCTTGAATCTAATTTCGAGTCATTTTTAAAGAACACATATTTATCAGTAAAGCTGAATTCATTTTCTCCGGTTTTGATTCCGGTTTCACTTAAAAAAGTGTAAACTGATTCATAAGGACTTCTACTGCGTGAAAACACATCTAGGATTAATCGATATCTTAAGTCCACTTTAAGCTTTTCTAGAAAACCTTGTTTCATCTCATTAGGCATATATTTCTCAACAATTTCATTAAGTTTTTTTTCATGCTTCATCATCTTTTTTTCAAAATTACGAATGAAGTAGTTTTCCCAATCGTCACGGAATAATCTCTTCATAATATCAAGATGTGAAACTAAGTGATCATGCATAGATCGAAATAGGATGTTTTTACTAGAATCATCTTTAGTCTTTATGTATTTCTTTAGGTGAGATAAATCTGTACAAGCAAAAAACATCATACGATACTTCTCATAATATGAACTTTGCGTTTCTATTAATAAGGGAATTACTATTGTAAAAACTGCAGATTCAATCGGAATTATAAGATTAAGTAATATGCTTTCAGAATATTTACCCCACATTAATGCTACGAAAATGATAGAAAGCAAAAAAATAAAAAACATTGCACGATACTTATATCTAAAGTAAAATGAAACAAATATCATAATTATCACCCCAAAGTCTATTTATGTATATTGTATCACTCATGGTTAAAAAATGTATTCATGAATATTTAAATAGCATTTCGTTTCTCTTGTGATAATATTGAATTAATGGAGGCGATTAAAAGTGGTTGAATATAAAGTTGTAGCTATTCGAATTCCAGCTTTCAAGTCAAAGGAAACTGGTGCTGAGAAAATTCAAGAAGAGATGAACAAACAAGCAAAAAATGGTTGGCGTGTTCATAAGGTAAATATTACAGATTTAACTATGGTCATAATAACATTTGAAAAAGAGAACTAAATTCTAGATCAAAAATTGATCAATATCTTTTTGAGTGGCTAAGCGGCTACTTTTTTCATTATGAATAGCCTTCATTTCAACCTGGATTAATCCAATAAATCATTAAATCAGAAGGCCTCGAATATTCTATTGATATACCCAGAAGATGCAAGTCAAATATAATGTTTAGCCCTTTGACTGTCTCTGCCAACTTTATACATCGCTAAACAGCAAAAAACACACCATAATGATGTGTTCTCTGGATTATTACAATTTTTGTTTTTAATTTGATTGAATGAATTCTTGAAATCTTTTTAATGCATTGATGACAGCTCTATGACTTTTATTACCTAAAGAAGATTTTAATCCGCGAAAATCATACATTTTGACATAAAAATCTATTTCATTCATTAGTGTATGAATGGTTATTCGTTCTTCTCTTAGTACAAACGGAATTCTCGTATGCGCATAATCATAAGTTGTGCTCGGTAAGCCTTTTGGAGTTACTACACTGTATCCTTCTGATTCTAAATATAGTTCAAAGCGATTAAGAATTTCAATTTCAGTCATCTCATTCACCTTCTATCTTTGATAGCAGCATTTCCATACCTTCTGCAAATGTTGGAATATTACTTTTCCAATAAGGGATTGATATTCTTACAGATTCAATGGCATTTTTGTACATTTCATTTCCGAACTCATCTTTAAATTTCTTGAGAAAAAACTCAAAATCACTTGTTTTCATCGAACGACGATTAATCTCACCCTTTGAAAGCTTGATTAGAATGTTCAAATAAATCGTCGCACTTCCGAGATTCATTCCTGATTTTAATGAAACTAAATAAGCTAATACTTTGACTTCTTCGAGTCCGCTTTGATAGTTTTTAAATGCACTCCAAACTTCCTCGATCATTTCAGGACTTATGCTGTTATTTGAACGTCTTGAACGGATTGCTTCAAGTGTAGTCTCATCTCCATCATCAGTTATCACTTCATGATAAACAGGTTCAGCATTTTGCTTAACTGCAAAGGGTAATCCCTTCTCTTTAATAATTTTTTTGATGAAAATGCTAAACGCAATATCAAGATCTAATCCTACTGAATCCAAAATTCGACTCACTTCTTGTAGTTGAACATCATCAATCTCAAAGGTTAACCTAGACATATATTCACCTTTCTCTCTTTTTTTTACTTCGATTTACTGAATACAGTATATACGATTACTCTATTTACTGTCAATAGTAATTTAGTAATTTTGTAGTAACTATAGTAAAAAAGAGTCAATATCTCTTTGATTTGCTTTTCTAGTGCTTTGTTTTCCATCAATGACTATCATTTCAAGTTGAACCAACTCAAAATATGTCGTTAGATCAAAATACTTCGAGTCCTCAATGGAGATACCAAGATGAGCCAAGTTAAAAATAATATTTGAAGTTGCACCAAACTCGGGCTCATCATTTGGACTGTGGGGATGGTTTGGTGCCTTTTTGGAGAGTACCTAACATCTCCCCGATGGTTTGAGATAAGATACCTAGTTCTTCTGTATCACTTAAGATGCCAAAATCAAGTGCCATCAAGAAGTCATTATAGGATGTCTTGCTGAATGGACGATGAAGCACGTAGATGATTCGGAAGATCGTATCGATCACAAGCGAGAAATCTTCTTCCTTGATGTTCTTACCCTTTTCAAGTTTTTTGATATCACTGAAAAGTTCAGAACCGAATACATTGCGGTAATCGATGATTGTAAAAAGTGACGAATGGAGTTTATACTCCTTGTCACCTAGTTTGATTACTTTTTCCATGTTCAGTTACTCCTTAGATGAATGTTGGCAATAATGGGGATGTTGATAAGAAGTTTGTGTAGTTAGAATCTCCAACACTCGCAATGACTCGAAGGATCAGATTATTACCTGATTCAATCGGACGAGCTGTGATGTTAAGAGAGATTGAATTAGCTTCGATGGAGTCCGCTTTGGATTTACTTGCATCCCCTGAAGGTGTCGCTGTACATAGGTAATACCAAATACGACGAGCCTTAGCATCGCCTTGAATTTCATAACCCAATGCGAAGGTCTTGGTTTCATTGTTGACCACTTCGACAAAATTGCCATTGGTGTCTGTCTTGAATCCAAAAATATCCTTTTTAAATTCATCATCAATCTCTGTAAATTTGAGAGTGACGGTTGAGCCTGAATTAGAGACTAAGGTTGCGATAACCTTATCGTCTGCATAGACTTGTGAACTACCACCGATGATTTCAGTAGTGATTTCTTGAGCACCGACTAGACGTTTAGGCGTTCCAAAAGTCCAGGAACCATCCGTTCCAATCGTAGCGAGTGCATAGTGAACATTGGTAAGTCCGAATGTAACTTTATTACTCATATTTTATTTCCTCCTGTTTGATTTCATAAACTCTGGTTACCGAGTTATCGTCATTGACGTACTCTGTAATCATTTGATAATTGAACCCCGATTGATATAGAGCTGATTCTAGTTGCTCTTCGAAGATGGGGTTCTTTGATTCTGTGACAAGTGTGATTTGATAGGTGATAATACGAACTGCCGCTATGTTATCTGCATAGTATTGAACTCTATCGCTGATTTCTTGATAGACAATAAATGGGTATACATGGTGTACGTTTGCATCGACAATATTCGTTCCATAAGACACTCGATTTGGTAAAACACCATCAAGTATCTGGAATAGTTGTTCTATGAAACTCATGCGGATCCACCTCTTTCAATAATCGATTTGATTTTTTCCACCATATCCGGTGCAAATGCATCAAATGCCGGTCGCATGAATGGACGTGGTCCTACAAACTTTCCACCACGATGCGTAAATCCAAACTCAAGTAAGTGAGTTAACCTTCCTTTAGTGCTTGAATAGATGGTGATACGCTTATTGATACCTTCACCTTCAGGAATAGCAACAAAGGATTCTGCAAACCCATATGCCTGACCACTCTTTGGTGCTTTTGATTTAATATAGGCCAATACTTTATCTGAGGTTTCGTCTAGAACTTTTTCCATTTCTTTGATGACATTCTCAGCATAAGATTCGACAAGCTCACTAATTCCAAGTGCTAATTCATCCAATGAGACCATCAATATCACCTTTTTTAATCTTTGTTTCAATAAAGTAAAGCTCAATAAACTGACCGCTGATATAGGTTCGTTCGATTTTATATATCTTTGAGTCAATCAATGCATGTCTGGACCCATCATATAAGAAGCTTTGAATCTTGACTGCAATATCGATTCTAATGTCTGTTTTCTTGCTTTCATAGTATTCTTTTGAAGTTACTGATAGATTAATCCCAATAACCTCTTTAGAGCTTGTAAGTATTAGTGTTCGATTACCTATAGAATCTGGTGTGTTGTCTAGTTTTAGAAGCGCTAATTTGATGTTAGGTGAACTTGGAAACATTAGGATGTACTTCCTTTCGTGAATGATAGCTGTTTGATGAGCATTTCAAAACTCTTCGGAAGTTCTTTCACAGACCCATCGTTCTTAAAACCAAAAAACGTCTTACAGTAAATAAGGATGAGGGAATCCACGATTGGGACTCCCTCACCATTTACGACATCATCGGCCACACCGACAGAACGAATGAGTTCTTTACAAGCCTCAATATGAGACAATAACTCCTCATCAGCATATGTTTCGATTAGAGGAATCAAGAGTGCTTTCTTTACTGTATCGAGTATGGCCATGATTTAGTTCCTCCGATTAGGCAGCGGCTTTCTTCTTGATACGAAGGAAACCTTTATAACCTACCACGTTACCACCAGTGAATACAGAAGCTTTGTAGCAGATAATGCCGTCTTTAAACTTGTAATCTGTCGATTTACCGATTTCTACTGGTGAGAAGATAGGTACTTCATAATTCTTGAGTGAACCATAAGCCATAGCATACTCACCTGCAGTGGTTGCACTATCAGCGATCGCTTTGCATTGTGAGTTGATCACATAAGGAATGCCATCGATGGTTTGATTGATATAATCAACGGTATGAACCTTACGACCTTCGGAAGTACGAAGACCAGCAAATGCACGCAAGTCATTCTTATTCAGGATAAGAACTGCACCACCTTCGACTTCTTCATCGCCACCATAAGCAAAGATGATGTCATCTAAAGTTGTGTCAGTGATTGCGGAAATTTCAAGCGGAGTTGTATCCGATAATGCAACTGCTTGATCGCTGAAGATACCTGTGAATGTGTTGGATGTACCAGCACCTCGTAGGATCTGTTCAGAGATTTTCTTTTTCAAGGATACATTGATATTTCTGAGTACCTCAGCTTGATAAGGAATACTTGGAAGCTTTTCAAGTTCTTCAGTGATTTCAGTGTAAGCAGTAATCTTAACCTTCGTAATGGTGACATAACCAAATGTAGGTTCAGTCTCATTGTAGGGTTGCCCTTCAAGGGTAGTTCCAGCAATACCATTCGATTTCACAAATGATTTCTTGTAGGTTTCACCACCGTTAAGGTTGATGATATTGACCTTGTCCACCAAAGTAGATACTTGGGCATACGGAACTGGTGCGATGTTGTTTGATACGGTTTCAGGAACCAAAATTTCCGAACTGGATACTTGGATAACTCGATTCTCACGGAGCTGTTTACCGCGTAGTTCAAGGGTTTCCTTATTGTAAGTGCGTGTATCAATGACAATCGGTTTGATTTCGACTTTGGATGCAATCATCATCTTTTTATCGATGACAGAGCGTTCCTCTTGTAAGGTATTGCATTCAGTATCGAATGCTTCCAATTTTGTTACATCAGATTCTGCTTCAGCAAGGGAGCGAATCTCAGTTAAGCGTGCTTCAATTTCTTTACGTCTTTTTTCTAAATTCATGATTTTTTCTCCTTTTGATTTAGTAGTTTGTTTTGATACGAATCTTCTTTTTCATCACTTCAACATGTTGTTTCTGCTCTTCTAACTCCATAGCCTTTAGTTCTACATCCATAGACTCTAAAGAACGAGCATATATACTGGTTGAATCGTAGGCTGGTGTGTCTACCACTGAAACATCATAGAGCCTTCCGATTTTAGTGATGGTGCGTTTAGGGATTTTGCCTTCTTTATTCCAGGACTGTTCTTCAACAGTGAAAGCAAAACTCATCTTATCAAGTAGGCCACTACGGACCATCTTGTAGATGTCTTGATTGGATTGGGTATCGATTAACTCGGCTTGTACTTTTAGCCCAATATTATCAACAGATAGTGTCAGTGATTTATTCTTGGTTCGTGCGATGATAAGAAAGGAATCCATATGGTTGTATTTCATTGGAACATCTTTCATTTGGACATTTTGAAGCGCTCGATGATCGATAGATTCAACGAAACCGTACTCTTCATTTCCGATGAGTGTTTCCTGGTTGAACACAATCGCATAACCTTCTAATGTCATCTTTCCTTCAGTTTCTTCAAACTTAACATCCGCAAGTCTTGTCTCTTTAATCATTGGTTCTCACCTCTATTTTTGGTTTGATAGGTTTTCCTTCAAGCATGTATTCAAGTTCTGAATCCTTGTAGTGAAAACTTGTAATCTTGTTTTCTTTGCAAAACTCATCGATAATTTGTGATTTTGCTTTCTGCGTTTCTAGAATCACTTTGAGTACTTCTTTTGATATCGTTCCATTAACTGTGACTTTCATCTTTGTTCTCCTCACCAATCTGGTATTTATTTGCCTTATCCGCATCCACAAAGTTGAGCGATTGCAGTCGCTTGTTTCCACCCTCAATAGGTTCTAGTCCAAGCAATGCTCTGGATTCATTTAAGGTCATGATCCCTAGGCTCATCAGTTTTTCGATGGCACTCACTTTTGTATTCCAGCTCGCATACTGCAATCGTTCACTATAGAAAATAATCTCTTCACCACGAGTTAACTCATTCTCCGTGAGCAATCCCAAAGAAAAAGCCTCTGATAGCTGAATGGCTAGAGGCTCAATGGTCGACTCATAAAACGAGTTGAAATCTTCTTCACTATATTTGTTTGCGAAGATTGGTGCTGATACTCCAAAATAATCGAGTATTTTGGATTGTAAGAATTCGAGTGTTTCTTTGTCAATCAATTTGGGATCAACTGTTAGTGGTACATATTCCGACTTTAAGTCAATCGGAATAATGGAACTTCCTTTAGTACTAATTGAATCGTTAAGGGCTATATCAAAGAGCTCTCTTTGTTTTTTCTTATCAGCTTCTGAAAGCATCCCATTCATCTTGATGATTCCTTTAATCTGCATCGATGATCTCACTGCATTATCGATACCTTGAAGCACATTTTCATTGATTGAGATGGTTTTTAGGATTGCTTCATGATCGCCTGATGATCCATTCCCACCAAAGATGTCATTTGAAGCAAAGTACTTCCTCAAGTGGATGACGTTCTCATAAGGCAGCATAAATTGTTGGCCATCCTCAAAGTAAAACTTCAAATAGTAACCATCAGCATTATCTACAATTGCTTCTACCAAAATCGGTCGGAGTGGATAGAGTGCTTTAAGTCCACCATTCACAGAATCAAACATTGGATAAACAAATGCATTATCATTCAGTAGCAACAACGTAATTACTTTATAGATAAAGTCATAAGGTGTCATGAGTGGGTTAGGCTTATGCTTCAATAAAAAAGACAGTCGACCTTGTTTCTCGGTTACTGTCTTGTCTGCTTCAGTTTTAATGTATCTTGGTTTGAGTTT